GCCGAAGGTTGGATCAGGATAGCCATTGATGCACTCCTCGACTTGACCGGGAAGTTTCTTGTCATCAGATTGTCTAGATACTCCACCAAGATAATCGTCAACTCGCTGAGTAACTGCTGGCATTATCGTTGTAAAGCGTGAAATGGTTGATAGCTTTGGTAGAAGTTTTGAGCGTCTTGTGGATGTCCAAACATAGTGAACTGTCCTTGACTTGTTTCATACTCCATAGCTAAAGCTCGTTGTTGTACTTCTTGTTGTTGTAGACGTGCGTATTGATCGTCGTCACCTACAATTCTACCAGACACAATAGTAGCTGCTCTGGCTTTAATGTAGTTTTGTACAGGTTCTGGTAAATCTATAAAGTCAAACTCCCAGATTACATCGCATTCGATAGGACTGTATGTCCATTCGTATGTATGATTCTGTCTGTCATATAATTTACCACTTCTACGTACAGCATGATAGGGTGAGTTCTGTGCGTTTTCTGTAAGTTTGATCTGTATAATATTGTTAGGTATTAGTATCTCGTTGTTATTATCTTTGTTAAATTCGTAGTGATACTCTCTGTTAAAGGTCCAGCCTTCTGCTTGTACCTCTCGTGACACCTGTAACAGGGTAGCATAGGCAATCGCAACTTCCGGGTTGGTTTGGTCTAGTGT